CTCGGCTAATGTCTGTAATTATTAAACTCTTATCTAAGTTTGATGACTCTGGTTTAAAGAAAGCTAAGTCTGGGTTTGGCGGTTTAGGTAAAGCTCTAGGTGCGGTTGGTATCGGTTTCGGTATCAAGGCTATTGCAGATACTTTGTTGGATGCGGCTAAGGCTGCTTCGGCTGATGCTAAGTCAACACAACTTTTGAACACTCAACTTGTGAAAAATGCTGGTGCAACTAAAGCAGCTTTGACGCAGAACGATAAGTTTATTGAAGCCTTATCCCTTGAAACAGGGATTATGGATGATGACCTTAGACCTGCAATGGGTAAGCTCGCTCGTGCTACAGGTGATGTGGATAAGGCTCAAGAATTATTGGCTTTATCTTTGGATGCAGCTACTGTGGCGGGTAAGCCTGTTGATACTGTTGCACAGGCGATGTCTAGGGCTTTTACAGGTAATAGGACTGCACTTGTAAAACTATTCCCAACACTAAAGACTTCTAAAGATTTGTTTGGTGATTTAGAGAAGATTGTTGGCGGTGCAGCTATTGCACAGGCTGATCCGTTTATGAAACTAAACAACAGCATGGACATCTTGAAAGAGAAGTTGGGTGTTGTTGTTCTACCTATTTTGACTGATTTTATTGATGAGATTAGTAAGGAAGGTGGGGCTATTGAAGTTGTAGGCAAGTTTTTTGATGACCTTGCTAACCCTAAGTCTGATGTAGGCAAGACTTTTACAGAGATTAAAGATGCTGTAGGCGAAGTTATTAAAGGTGTTGGAGATTTCTTTGCATTGTTTGGTAATGGTGATGCGGTTGAAGGTTTCAAGAATATTGCTACATCTTTGATTCAGGCTTTACCTGCGTTGCTTGCTCTAAAGGGAATTATGATGCTTGCTTCGGCAGGTAAGAGCATTGCTAACCTTGCAAAAGCTATTGGTTTGATGACTGGGGCTAATGCTGTTGGTGGTGGCACTGATGTTATTGCTGGTGGTAAAGGTAAGGGCAAGGGATTAAGTAAGTTGATTGGACTTCCTGTTATCGGAACAACAGCGATGGTTCTTTCTCTCTCTGGAGATACCCAACAGCAGACACCTGAAGAAAAGGCAGCGAGAGAAAAAGAATTAAAGAAAAACAGGGCAGAGTTGATAAAAAATGCAGGAACTTTTCCTGGTTTACCGCAACGCCCTACAACTCAAAACATAACTATTAACGTTACTAATGCTGATCCGAAGGCTACTGTTGATGCTTTAGGTAAGTATGTTAAGCAGAATGGTGGTTTGCCGTTTAATCTTGCAACTGCTGGTAAGTCTGGCAGATAATGCCTTTACCTAGTTATGTTGTTGAGCTTCAGTTTGGTGCTAGTTCGTATGTTGATGTAACACAATACGTTCAGTCTATTTCTATTGGTCGTGGGATTAGTCGTGTTTTAGATGATTTCTCTGCAGGTTCGTTGAGTATTACTTTTGTAAATAATAGTCGTGTCTTTGACCCGCTAAACACTAGCTCTCCGCTTTGGTATGGTGCGGGTGGTTATACGATGGTTCAACCTGCAGGAAACATTAGGGTTAGCAGTAATAGCATTAGACGTTTTACAGGTTATGTGCAGACTTGGGATTTCACTTATGGTGAGTCGGGGTATGACGGTCAGGCAACGCTAACCGCTTTAGATTTTATGTATCAAGTTGCAAACACTAATTTCACTGGGGGAACTCAATACGAAGTTGAAGCTACAAGTGACAGAATAAAAAGTGTTTTAGCAGCTAACAATTTTGGCACTGCTACTTATGCAGATGTTTATGGTGGTCATACGCTGATCGGATACGATGTCAATAATCCTGGCGATAATGTTTTGAGTTATTTGCAAAATGTTGCTCGTAGTGAGCCTGCAGATTTCTTTAGCAGTGCTTCAGCGGTTATGGAGTTGAAGGATCGTAGTTTTACTAACTATGTTTGGACTAATACGACTAGAAGTAACTTTGTTACTTATCCTGCTACAGCAACAATTTTAGATAATACTGAAAGTCTTGTTGTAGGTGTAAATCGTTCTGGATGGGAACTTATTGGAACACAAGCTACAGCAACTCTTAGTGCCTACGGTGGTTATGTTTGGCGTGGTGGAACTGTTGTTGACCTTGTAACCCCTGCTAACAGTTATGTTGGTTTTGCTCATCTTGACTACAATCCGCAAAGATATGCAAATACAGGTTTGACTTATACTTTTGCTGGTTTGATTCGTGGTGCAGTAGGTAACTTTGATATTGGTTTGATTGCTTTAGATGCGACTGGGCAGGGACAGACTGTTGCTTCTACTGTTGTTGTTTCTGGTGCTTCTACCGCATGGAACGCTTTTAGTTTGAGTGTTACAAGTAGCGGAACTGTTGGTGGTGTTCGTGTTTCTGCTTCTATTGCGGGTGGAACGACTTTCAGCATTATTGGTGATGGGTTTATTGTTGAGCCTGCAGCTTCTAGCCCAAACTATTTTGATGGTGATTGGAATCCTTATGCGGGAATGACTTCAGCTTCTACAGCTTATGAGATTGCGTGGGCGGGTGTTCCTAGAGCAAGTCAATCAGGGCTACTTACTAGCGTTGCTGGAACTGTAACTGCACCTGCAGTTTATTCGTTTGCTGATGCTAATGCTCAATCGTTGTTTAGCGGAACAGCTATATATTTTACTGATTTACAGGTTGTTTATGGATCAGAGCAACTTTACAATGATGTTCAAGTTGTGGGCATAAATGCTACCGCTGTTACTGAAGATACGACAAGTCAATCTTTGTATGGTTTGCGTGGATATAGTCAAACAGATAATTTGACTACTTCAACAACTAAACCTGGCGAGATTGCTTCAGCGTTTCTAGGTGAGTTTAGGTTGCCTGAATACAGGGCTGAACAGATGACTATTGCTTTAGAAGCATTATCCACAGCTCATCAAAACATTGTTTTAGGTATTGAAATTCGTGATGTTGTTAGGGTCGCTTTTAAGCCTTCTAATACAGGATCTAGTGTTGATAAGTATTATCAGGTTTTAGGTATTAACTCTAATTCTGATGTTGAGCGTGATGCGATCACCTTTAATCTTGCTTCGCTAGATAACTTACCCTTTAGACTTGATTCAACGTTCTTGGGTGTTTTAGACACAGATACTTTGGCATAGTAAAATAAGGGTTTAGGAGATAAATTATGGCAGGCACAAAAGTTTGGACTATTGGTGAAGTTCTCACCGCAGCAACATTAAACGGCAATTTTGATAAGCTACCTTACGCTTCTTCAGCGTTTACTTTTACACAGGTTGCCACTCTTGCGGCTAACGCTTCGGCTACTACTGCGGTTGCGTTTCCTGCTTCTAGGTTTAGCGTTGCCCCGCTAGTTACTGTTTCAAGCAGATCACAAGTTTTGACTGCCTACATTTCTGCGGTTACTTCAGGAACGGTTACTGTTGGGCTTTGTAATAATGGTGCGGTTACTTCGGCAGCTAACGTCATTGTTTCAGGTTTTGCGGTGCAGATGACTAGCGGAACTGCGGCGGGTTAATTATGGAGCGTATTACTTGTAAAACAGAGAACTGTCCTATGGGGGATGAAAAGCATTATCCACACCCAGACGGCATCCCTGTTGTTTGCTGTTTTTGTGGCGTGGAGATGACCCCTGATGAGTGAGCCTACTAAACCTACTAATCAAACTTTGTTGTTGCAGATTGTTCGGGACATTGAAATCCTAAAAGCACAAAGTATGCAGATTCTTGAAGCGTCAAGAGATCACGAAAACAGAATTAGAGATTTAGAGAAACAAGCTAACACGACTGCGTGGATTCCGTCTTTGATTACAGCGGTTATTACTAGCGGTTTAATTTTGCTTATTACTAAAGGTTTAGGGTTCTAAGCGTTTAGTAAACTAGCGTTATGACTGCAATCTATTTTGAGCCTTTTCCAGCTAAAACTCGTGGCGATGAATTCGGCAACCTTGCCCCTTACCGTAATGGCAGACCGCATCGTGGTCAGGACTGGAGTCCGAAAGAGTTATCTTCAATCAAAGCGATCACTGATGGCACTGTGTTTATCAATGAATGGTCAGATGTTTTAGGTTGGTTTGTTGTTCACTCAACTAAAGATGGTTTTTGGGTGCTTTACGCTCACTTGGCGAAGCAGTCTGAACTTGCTAAGGGAGATAAGGTTGTTGGCGGTAAAACTGTGTTAGGTAAGACTGGTGGCGGTAAGTATAAGTCAGGTAGTGCTTCTACAGGTTCGCATCTGCATTTGAGCATTGGTAAGGCTAACAAGAGTTTCAGCAATCCTGGTATTCATTTGTCTGCCTACAAAGATTTAGTTGATCCGTTAAAACACATTTTAGAAAACAAAGGTTAGAGATGAAAACATTAGTTATGACTCGTTTGAAAGCTGTTGCAAGCGTTCTAGGTGAACTTGCTTGGCGTGGGTTTGGTATTTTCCTGTTTATCTTGGGTGGATCTGCAGGTGTTGGTGCAGCTCTAACAGGTTCATGGTTGAACGGTGTTGCTGTTGCTTGGGGAACTCTAATGTTGAGCGTTGTAGCTGCGGTAGGTTATGCGATTGCCACTACAGGTTCGGCGACTCGTGAAACTGTTGCTAAGGGTGCTAATGATGCTATCCAAAAAGCAGAAAAACAGGCGGATAAGGCTAAATAGGCGTTTCAGCGTATAGATACTCGTATTTATAGGTAAAAGGCGTGTAGCGGGCTTACAGGGCTGTTTTAGGGCTAGTCTTGCTCATAACGTCTAATTTTTCTACGCTGTTCAGGTGTAGTTCCACCCCAGATACCGTATTCTTCAAACATTCCTACTTTTAGGCACTTATCTAAAACAGGGCATCGCATACAGATTGCTCTAGCAGTTTCTATAGCTTCATCTTTTATGCGTGATTGACTGCCAACCCCAAAATCTTCAGGGAAAAATAGTTCAGGCACTTTCTCACACTCCACCCCATCTAAGTCTGTGATTGCTTCGTGTAGATCTAAAGTTATTCGGTTGAGAAGTAATTTGTCGGTGGTCATCTCTATAGTTTATGTATGAGTAAAGACAAAATAGAGCAAATCCTAGACAACGCAATTAGTTTAGGTTCATACGAAAACAATTCACCTGAATGGCATGAGCTACGCAATCAAGTAGGCGTTATTTCAGGTTCAGAAATCGGCACTATTCTGGGGCTTTCCCCTTGGACAAGTGCAATCACTTTGTGGGCTGAAAAGACAGGCAAGGTTGAACGTCAAAAGGTTGGCAATACTGCAATGCGTTTGGGAACTCTTGTTGAACCTGCGATACGCCAGCTGTATCAAGAGCAACACCCTGATCATGTTGTTGTTGAAGTGGGAACATACGCAGCTAAAGGTTTTGAGTGGATGCACGCTAACCCAGATGGCATTTGTTTAGACGAAAACGGTGAAGGCTACATTCTTGAGATAAAACATACTGCGACCTATTGGGATTCAATACCAGAGCATTACAAGGCTCAAGTCTTTTGGTATATGGGTGTTTTCAATTTGAAACGTGCCGTATTCGCTGTAGTCAATGCGGGTAGATACAAAGAATACGAATTGCTTTGGGATGACTTTGAGTATTCTTCTATCTTGCAACAAGTAGGTAAGTTTCGTGAGTATGTTTTACAAAACATTCAACCTGATTGGGATGGATCAGAATCAACCTATGAAACTGTTAGACAACTCTCGCCTGATGTTGAAGCGAGAGATGAAGAATTAGGAACGCTTGGCATTGAGTTGATGAACGCTCAAACAGATTTTGATAAAGCTGAAACATACCTGCGAGAAATGAAGTCAAGAGTTATTGGTGCTTTGAACGGTGCTAAGAATGGTTGCATTGATGGGCAGGTTGTAGTTACGCTAAGTCAACGTGGGGGAAACGCCCCATACCTAACAATAAAGAAAGCGAAATAATGAGCGAAAACAAAACTAAAAGATACAACTTCAAGGCATTTATGTTTGGGAATAAGAATGATGTCAATTTGTTTATTGAAAATGCGTCAAGCGAATACGGCTATAACGTCAAGTTTGAGATTGAACTTACACCTGAAGAACGTCAAGAACTAATCACCGCAATACTTACTGCAACTAGACCAGGTGATAACTAATGGCACATTTTAATCTTGCAGAATATCAAACCGTTCAGGAGAGAGTGGATCTGTTCTGGAGTAGATACGACAAAGGCAGGTTCAATCTAGAGCTGATTAGCATCACACCTGAGCAAGTCGTATTTAAGGCTGAAGTGTATCTACACAAAGATGACCTTTATCCTGCAACAGTGGACTATGCAGAAGAACGTCTAGGCAGCTCACCTGTAAACAAGACTTCGTTTGTTGAGAACTGTGCCACGTCTGCACTAGGTAGAGCAATCTCTATGCTTGGCGGAGAGTTCAGTCCTAAAGGTAAACGCCCTAGTCAGCAAGAGATGAGTAAAGTAGCAAGACTAAGCACTACTGAAACTGCTCGTAACTGGGAGTTAGCACTTAGCAACATAAACGACATTGAAGGTTTACGATCGCTGTATAACGAAGCGAAACAAGGTAAAGCACCTACTGCTATTCTGGAAGCAATTAAAGGTAAGGCAGATGGAATCACTGGAGCTACTGCAGGCAATTAGCGTTCTCTCCGCTCACATAAGGGAGTTGGGGGAACTTGTCGTGTCTTTGACTGATGACCCTGTTCTTAGGGGTAAAACCCTTGTTCGGTTGAATGAGCAGACTATTAGGCTCAACACGCTTATCGCTTTTACACAGGATTAGGTGTTTTTGCTCCGTATGTGGTTAGATACCATTTATGGACATAGAAGAAAAAGACGATTCCCGATACTGTGCCTGCGTTTGGTGCGGTAATTGGATTAGTAAAGACGCTTATTTGAAGCGGGTTGAGCGTAAACGTGATGACCCTAATGTTTGTAAAGATTGCAGTGATGTTCGCAAATCTAATGGCTTACAGAAATACAAAAGTAAAAGGACAGATCACCCTGAACTAGGTGTTTTATGGTGCTACATTTGGGCTGGTGAACTAAACGATGACTGGTTGCCGATAGACGATAATGGCAAGCTCTTTATGCCTGGTGTAAGGATTTGCGGTTATAAGGATTGTGTCGCTTTACAACACGTTATCGCACCGAAGAAAGCCGAAGTTTCAGACATTGATTTGATTTTGATGTCTATGGAAGTTAGATCTAAACATAAAAACCATGCTAAGGTTTCGGGTAAGATAAAAGTGGAGTCAGCCCTAGGAAAAGAACTGACCCCACACAACCGATAACTCAACTATCGGCATATTCATTCTAGCAGTGAGTAGCCGAAGAAAGGCTACAATGCCAGAAATGAAATACAAGTCTTACTCTAAAGAGATATTAGAGTTGAAGGCAACGGCTAAAAGATACTGGGATAAAGAACAGTATGAAAAAGCTCATCAGTCTGAACTAGACCTAAAATGGCTTCTATCAATTCAGAAACAATACATTGAGCAAAACTTTTCTGCTTTTATAAAGTCATGGTTTGCAACTGACGATCCGCAGCAAAAACTAGATTTAGTTTTAAAATATGGAATTGTTGAACTAGGCAATAAAGGTAATTTAGCTAAGTTTGCAACTAAGAGCAAACTAAACCCTAAATGGGGTATTCACCTACAGAAAATTAGGCACTGGATTTACGATCAATACCAATCTGTTTGTGTATATTGTGGAGATAATCTAAGCAAATCTTCAGCTGTTTTAGAGCATGTAATACCTTTATCGGCGTGGCCTGAAGAATGGCAGTGGTTGAGCAACGACAGCTCTAATTTGGTAGCTGCCTGTAATTTGTGCAATTCACGTAAAAACAATAATCTACTTTTACCTAAAGTCCAGATGCTTCATGTTAGGCATGATTCTTGCATGCCAAATCAAGTAGAAGCTTCAGGTTATTGCATTGATGCTACTACCTTGGCTTGTTCTGTTTGTGGGCTTGAACCTATAACTGTTTTTTGTAATGTTCATAAAAGACAACCTGTTCATTTATGCAAATTGACTGTTACTGCTAGTTATTTTGGACATGACTAATGGGCTATAACGAGATGGATAAGGTTTGGGATAAATCTCAAGCTAGTAAGACGGATAAGTTAGTGCTACTGGCTATAGCAAGACGTTATAAGCCTGGATTGGGTGCTTGGCCTAGTCAAGACTATTTAGCGAAGATTTGTGGTGTTGATACGAGATCCATAAGAAATAGCATTACACGTCTACAAGAGTTAGGTGAACTCAAGTGGGTCAAGGGCAGTAATTTGTCTAAAAAGGCTAATTTGTATTGGATTAGCTGCATTGAAACGACAAAAACTTCCGCTGAACCTTTACCAGAAATTTCCGCTAAAAGTGCAAAAACTTCCGCTGAAAACGACAAAAACTTCCGCCTATTAAATAAAGAATTAAATACATTAAATAAGCCAGAAATAATTTTTGATAGCACTTTTGCTTCGCCTTTGATGATGCGTAGTTGTGATCGTGTTGCAGGGGTTTTATCTCCGTTGCAGGTGTCTGATTTGCTGAATACGTTTGCGAACTCTTATGATTGCAGTTCTGCTTATACCGATGAAATACGTGTTGCACGCTGGTATGCCTTACTTGATAAAGCTGCTTCGCAGGCTGAAAGGGAAATGTGATGTTGAACGAGATCTATGTTGAGAGTTGTTTGGACACTATGAAGCGTATGCCTGATGGTTTGGTTGATGTAGTTATTACTTCACCGCCATACAACATGAATCTGCGAATTAGCAAGGGTAAGTATTGTTCTAGGCAGATAGTCAAGGAGATAAGCACTAAGTATGAAGATTTTGCAGACAATATGCCGATTGATGAGTTTTACGAGTTTCATAAGCAGGTAATCACAGAGTTGCTTAGGGTCAGTAATTTGGTTTTCTACAATATTCAAATTGTTACTGGCAGTAAAAGGGCTTTCTTTCAGCTTATAGGTGATTTTGCTGAAAATTTGAAGGAAATTATTGTTTGGGATAAGGGTCATGGTCAGCCTGCGATGAAGGAACAGGTTTTGAATAGACGGACTGAATTGCTTTTGGTTTTTGAAACGGATTATCCTATTAGCCGCCAATTTCGTTCTGCTACTTTTGAGCGTGGCACTTTAGACGATATTTGGTTGATAAGTAGGGAGCGTAGGAAGTCTGGTGTTAAGCATGGGGCTACTTTTCCTGAAAAACTTGTAGAAGTGATTGTTAACAATTTTTCTCAAGAAGGCGATGTTGTTTATGATCCTTTTTTAGGGACAGGCACAACTGTAGTTGTTGCCAGTAAATTGGGCAGAAATTACATTGGTAGTGAGATTAGTAAAGATTATGTTGAGATAGCTGAAAAGCGTTTACGAGAAATAGGACAAATTGAGTAGCACGATTGATTTTGAAGAACTTGTTGTTGGTTGCCTGCTTGATACTAGGGGTATTAGTTTTCGTGATGTTCAGCTTGTGCCTGATGATTTTGATTCGCCCTGGTTTAGGCAGGCTTATGGTGTGATGCAGGCTGTTTATGCGGAGAAGGGTTTGTTGGATGTTTGGTTGGTGTTGGAGCGGGTTAGTGATCCTGTTGTTAGGCAACGTGTTTTAGATAGCCTGCAGATTGCTTTTGTGCCAGCACACTTACCGTTTTATGTTTCTAAGGTTGTTGAGCAGAGTGTGTCTAGGCAGCTTGTTTTGATTGCGTTGGAAAGTCAGGCTGATGATGGTGATGTTTCAGAAAGAATAGACACCTTGAGAAGCAAACTTGATGCGTTGAAGGTTGTGCAGGCTGTAGAGATACCGCATTTGGCGTGGGATTTGCAACTTATGCTAAATGACGTGCTAAGTCCTAAGGCTTTGATTAAGACTTGTTTTGCAGGGTTGAACTCTCTTATCGTTGGGCTGAAGCAGAGCAGATTATACGTTTTTGGTGCTAGACCTGGTGTAGGTAAAACGCTTGTGGGTTTGCAGTTGGCTTGGGAGATTGCTCGCACTGAAGATGTCCTGTTTTTCTCGTTGGAGATGGATAAAACTGATTTGCTGAAGCGTGTGGTTGCGGGGGAACTTGATATAGACCTAACTCTGCTTGAGAAGGGTGAACTGTCTAAGGATCAGCAGGCGAAGGTTGGGGAGATGATTGCGAAGGTTGATAATCGCTTGCTTGTAGCAGATAAGGGTGGGCAGACTGTTGCACAGCTTCGTTCGTATCTTGTTGCGGTGAAGGCTAAACGTAATGTTCAAGTTGTTGTTGTTGATTATTTGCAGCTCATTAGTGCGAGTAACCCTAAAGCATCTGCTTATGAGAAGGTCAGTCAGATTAGCATTGATTTGAAGAACCTGGCGAAAGAGTTTAACGTTGCTGTCGTTGCTCTAGCACAGCTAAATCGTAGAGTGGACAATAAACCTGATGATCGCCCTAATGCTTCGGATTTGCGTGATTCAGGGCAAATTGAGCAGGATGCGGATGTTATTGTGATGCTATCTCGGAAACAGAGTGAGCATGATGTTGCTAGAGATACAGCTATCATCAATGGGATGCACCCTGATCGTTTAGCGTTTGGGGCTAAGTCGTTGCTGGTTATGGATGTTGTGAAGAACAGGCATGGTGCGGTAGGCAGTTTTGATAGCGTGTTTGATGGAAGTAGAAGTCGTATAAGGGAGATACCTAATGCAAGATAACCAAGTTGAATGTTGCCGTTGCGGGTTCAAGTGGGTTGTGAACGCAGAGAAGCGGGGCAGACGTGATTTGAAGTGTATTAGCTGCAGAGTTAAACCTGCTCTAACAATTCAATACGGCAAACTTCGTTGCACCCCGCATCAAGGCTTACTAGATAACAACTTAGATCCTATAAACAGCAATGGCGAATTAGTGTTGCCAGGGTTCAGGTTGTGTAATCATAAAGACTGTGTAAATCCTGCACATATTGTCGCTCCGTAGCTCTATACTTTCTACAGCAACAAATAAAACAAATAAAACTTATTTAGAAAAGGAAAAAAAGATTATGGCCGTTGTAAAAGTTTCGGGCAAAGTTTCAAAAGTATTCGGTGCATCAAATCAGGGTTTATCTTTGGTTGAGTCTTACAAGTCTGCGACAGGTGAAGATTACACACGCACTTGGACAGTATGGTTTGCTGTAGCTCACGATGTTCCTGTTGAGTCTGAAGTAACAGTTTTTGGGCAGTTAAGCACGAAGATTGAAGATTTTGAAGATAAGACTGGTAAGCCTGGTCGTAAAGTAAAATTGGATATCAATAACGCCCAGATTGAGAAGCCTGCAGTTCAGGTTTCAGCTCCGTTCTAAACTGAATACATGAAGCAATGGATCGTAGGCTACGCTCTAGGTTTGTTGCTGATTGTTAATTCGTTGAACACAAGTCAACCCTTATCGTTCCTAAACGGAGCGGTAGGGGTTTTCTTTTGGATAGTTATTTTGGGTGCTTACTATGGCAAGAGATAGTTTTAGTTTTACTGTTTTTGGTGTTGACCCTGCACCACAAGGATCTAAGAAATACGTTGGTTCTAGGAAGTCAGCTGCAGGTAATTTGATTCCCATGATTGTTGAGTCCAGTCCTAAGTTGCCTGCATGGAGAAGGGCAGTCAGTGAAGCTGTTGTTCAGGGCATGATTGATTCAGGCAACCTAGAGAAGTTTGAAGGTGCAGTAAAAGTAGAGGCTGTTTTCTATTTGACTCGCAAACCTAGTGTGAAAAGAGCTTTACCTACAGTCCCACCCGATTTAGATAAGGTTGCACGTTCGCTTCTAGATGGCATTACGGCACGATCTAAGTCTGGGGAGATACTAGGCGTTTGGCAGGATGATTCGCAGGTCGTCAAACTGGACATAAGCAAGGTTTATGCGGTGGGGCAGTCTGGGGTGGCTGTAACTATCACTAAATACCCCTAAATAACGCTTTATAACGGATAGATAACAGGTGCGACACGCCCATAAAATAAAGTTGCATAAAAACCTTGTATTCCTGTAGATTTGTCTTATCAGCCAGACAGGTTGAGTATCGGACAAACGAAGGACAACAAATGAAGATTACAGGGCTACTAAATCAATCAACAGATCGCTTCTTCACTGCATACCCTGAAGAAGTTTCACAGTGGATGAAGAACATTAATCGTGTGCCTGTAAAGCACATGTTCTTGATGAGAGCTGAAGGGCTGGATGTAGGTTTGAACATCACAGACTTTAGACTTTCAACTGATGGATGGTTGCACATTGAAGGCAACCTAGTATTGCCAGAATCTTGGGTAAATAAAACTGAGCTAACTGGTTTTAATTTTGATAGAGAAGCTAGTGGTATTTGGCCTATGCTCTCTGGCATTTTGGATAGAGCTTTAGAACATGCAAATAAGGTTGGTGCGTAATGAATACGACTGAACTATTTTTACAGGCAGTCAACGCCTATAAAGCGTGGATAAATACAGGCATGGATTTCGCAGACTTTACTGATCTGTATGAAGCGTGGGATAGAGCAGTTATCGCTTACATGACTGAAGCAGGTGTGAATCGTATGGTGGCAATAAATCAGATTCGTAGAGCTTTAGGGATTGTGAGTATCTGATGTTGAAGTTTATTTTGCAGTTGCTGGTAGGGCTTGCAGGGTTTTTTGTGCTTGCTCATGTTGCAGGCTGGTTGATGCCTATATTTACTAACCCGATTGTGTTTACGGTCGTTGTTGTTCTAATCGGTTTGTTTGCAGTCAAGATCGCAGTTAGGAGTTCTAATGAATGAGCGTATTCGTTATGAGAGTGCAGAAAGAGTGCGTGATTACTATCGTAATCAGGGTGCAGCTAAAGAACAGCAAAGAATTTTAGATTTGTTGTATGCGGAGTATCACAGAATGTTAGATGCAGGGCATAAAGCACATACAGCAGGTTTAGATTATGCAATCAAAGTGTTGAAGGGAGAAAGTAAATGAGTGAGCAGTGGGAGAACGATGATGTTGTTACAACAACTTATGGATCTGTTCAGTTGAGCCTTAGACAGGCTTACAATGCGGGAGCTATTACTGAACGTAAACGCATCGTTGATTTGTTGATGCAGTTGCCTGTGTCTGCCGATGTTTACAAGGTTATTCAAGGGCTTAGGGGTGAAGTAGTTGAGTAAAGAACCTAACGACATTTTGGTTATGACTACGTGTAAGTGCCGTGAGAACAAGCAAAACCTAGTTATGAGTAGAACCTGGTTTGAGGAACAGCTTGCTAACAAGATTGAACAAGGGGCTAGGCAGGAACAAGAAAGAATTATCCAAGTTTTAGAGAAAGCTAAGGATTTAGAAACTAAGGGCATTGCTTCTTGGCTTGGGCTTCAATCAGCAATAATGATAATCAAGGCAGAAAATGATTGATTTAATTGAACGTCAATCTTTTTTAGACTCAATCAAATCTAAGTCAGGCAAATACAAAAGAGTTTCTGATACGCCTATGAGATACGCTGGCGGGAAATCCCTAGCGGTAGGGCTAATAGCTGAACACCTGCCAAGCAACGTCAAAAACATTGTTTCCCCTTTTATCGGTGGCGGTTCTTTTGAAGTAGCGGTTGCAAAACGTTTAGGCATTAACGTTCAGGGCTACGATGTGTTTGATTTACTGGTTAATTATTGGCAGGTGCAAGTGCAAAAGCCTAAAAAATTGGCAATGGTTTTGTCTTCGTTTGAAGCATCTGATCGTGAGTATCGGGAAGTTAAGGCAGAGCTAAAGGCTCATTGGTTAGGTGAAACGCTTATTACTGATTCAGTTAGGTTAGCTGCTCTCTACTTTTTTAATCACAATACAAGTTATGGACCAGGCTTTTTGGGTTGGGGTTCTAGCGTTTATTTACAGCCTAAACGTTGGTTGAAGATGATTGATAAAGTTTCTAGCTTTGATGTTCCTAATCTTCAGGTTGAGCAGGCTTCGTTTACGGATTCTATTGCTAACGCTGGTGAGTCTTTTATTTACGCTGATCCACCCTATTTTCTTGAAGGTGATTCAAAAATGTTTAAAGGTATTTATCCGCAAAGAAACTTTCCAATACATCACAATAATTTTGCTCACGAAACTTTAAGAGATTTACTACATAACCATAAGGGCGGTTTTGTTTTGTCTTACAACGACTGTTCCACTATAAGAGAGTGGTATTCGGACTTTGAAGTTCTTGCTCCGTCATGGCAATACACGATGGGTCAGGGTGAAGTTCGTATTGGTAAAAATAGGCTTGATGCGGATGTTAATCATGTAAAGAAATCGCATGAGCTTTTGATTGTGAAAAGGGGTTAAAAATGACTGATCTAACTAAGCGGGAATCGTTTTATTTTATTGTTTCATCGTTAGCTGCGTTAGCGGTGCTTGTTACTATTCTTGCTTTTTGGGCTGAACGTCAACCTAAATGTTGGGACTTATACACAACTGAAGTTCAAGCTATTCAAGAGTGTGAGCAGTGAGATACTATAAGCCATTGCCTTACCCTAAGCGTATGTTGGTGCAGGATGCTATTTTTTGGTGGCAAATCAACCAGGCTAAGAAGCGGGCAATCGTGTCTTGGCAGGCTGAAGCAGTAAACATTATGCAGATTGAAACAGGTTTCTCAAAACGTAAATGCTTTAGACTTTTAGATGAGTTAGAAAGCATTGATGACTTTTGGGATAGTAAAGGCAATAAACTAATCAAAACAGAAAGAAGAACGAAATGACTTGCACTAACTGCACTACAGAATGTAAATGTAAACACCTAAACGCAATCAACATCTTTAGTCGTGATTATAAGGCAGGTGTTTTGGCAGGGCGTATCGCTGAAGCTAATCGCACTACTGATGCGTTGATTGAACTTGAACGAGCTGAAGTTATTAGCAATGCTCAAATGCAGGCGATACTTGACCTTGTGTTGGAGAAACTTGCTGATGCGGTGGATGTGGACTGATGCTTGAGTTCATTTTAGTAATGTTAGGCATTATTGTTTTAGGGCTTTTAGCGTTAGTTGCTACAAGCGTTTTTGTTGCTTACATTACGCAGGCACAATACATTGATGAACATGGGTTTGGGGATAATGATGATGACTAGGGCGATAGATGAAGCAGTTGAGTTGCTTCGTGATCCTAATCTTGTTTGGGGTGCAGACTTTGACGGAATAAGATACGCCCTTGCTGATTTGCTGTTGGTTTCTGCAGCTCAAGGTGATGTTATGCAAACTCTTGCAGATAGCCTGGCGAAAAGAATTATTGAACCTT